CCCAATTTTACTCATGTCCGAACTGATACTATTGTTCTGTGTAATCGAGGTGTAATTATTTTCTGTTTTTGCTTTAGACTCTCCGGCTTCGCTCGCTCCAGAAAGTGGGTCACCTGCTCCAGAAAGTGGGTCACCTGCTCCAGAAAGTGAAGGATGATTTTTAGAATAATCACGACTTAAATTATTTTGTATGTCTTGGTAACGACGAACTTCATTTTCAAAATATGGAACCATTGAAGGATTATTTTTCTTTGCATTTGACAATCTTATCCTAGCATCTGCAAGGTCTGATTGCGCTTGCATTTGGGCACCCGTCAGTTCATTTTCTTTGTCTGTACTTGCTTTTTGCTTCATAAAGTCTACAAAGTCGGTGATTGCAGAAGTCCATGAAACAGCTGCAATGGCAATAAGGCTACCGTAAATACCAGCCTTGCCACCGATTGAACCGATTACATTACCAATGGCTCCTTTTCCAGCGGCCCCCGTTAGGCCCTGCGCAATGGTTGCAGCCTCTGCCGCAATTTTGACATCCTTGTAAGCCGATGCCATCATTCCAATTGCGCTCACAAATTTCATCACGTTAATAATTGATTTTGCAGCGAACACGCTTCCAATAGTGAGTCCCAATAGCTTTAAAGCCGTGTCGCTTTCTGTGACCCAATCCGTCAGTGATATTAAAGGTCCAGACATATCTAAAACAATGGTAACAAAATCTAAAAGTTTTGGCAGTAAGTCTACCATTGAATCAAATAAGTCAATTACTTTATCTGTAAGTTTAGAAAAGCTTTCATTTATTTTTGCTCCTGCATCTGTTTTCGAAATTGCACTTACTTTGTCTGCAACCTTATTAAAAAATACAGTGAGCTGCGGAGCCATAGAAATAGTGAGACCGCGAGCGAATGCGCCCCAACTTTTTTTCATGTCGGCTAAACTATCTTGATAGGCTTCTGACATGAGTCCAAATTCATCTGTCATTACAATCCCAAGATCACGTCCTCTTTGTGCAACTTCGTCCCAAGCTTCTTTTGATGATCCAAAAGCAGAAATCATGGCGGCACCCTGCTCGCCCATCGCCCTCATTGCAAGTCCAGAAGCCTTTGTTTTATTAGGCATTTCACGGAGCTTATCACCGACATCCATGAATAATTTATCAACTGATTTTAATTGGCCGTTTGAATCGACAAGAGAAACCCCAAGCTGTTTAAACGCGTCTTTGTCCATGGTAGCATTTCTTGCAAGCGTTGCAAGCGTTACACGAAGCTTTTCTATTGGAACCCCAGCCATGTCAGTAACGTAAGCGATTTCTGAAAATGCAGACAAACTAATCCCTAGGTTTCGCGCCATTTTAATTTGGGAGTTACCTAATTCAGTGGTGGCGTTTATCATTTTAAATGTGCCAATAGCACCCGCGATTCCAGCACCAGCAATAGCCATTAACCCATGTACAATAGGCTTCCCCGCCGTTTTAACTTTTTCAAAAGAGTCTTTTAAATGTTCTTGCGCGTCGGTAAGTTGCTTAGTTTTTTCAGTCGCTTCTTTCTCTTGGCGCGCTAATTCTGCGGCAGCTTTGGCCGCGTCATCTAAAGGCTTATCTTTTATTTTCTCTAAACCATCGCTAACATGGTCAGTATTTTTTTTTACATCACCGAGAGATTTTTCGATGGCCTCTAATTTATCTGCAATAAGCGTCAAAAACTTTTCGGCATTTCCACCAAAAGCCATATCAAAAGCAAATGTATTTTCATTTTCTTCTGCCATCTCACGACTGCCTTTCTATTTCGCGCCATGCAGAAGCGTAATCGTCCTGCATATCTAACCACGCATTTGCTTTTAAAATATCGGTAAGCGTCCAACTTTCATCAATTTCTTTTAGCGTCACAGACATTCTTTTGTCTGTAATCAAACGCCAGATAAAAGATTCAGAACTCAATTCATCGGATAATATTCCAATGTTCCCGACACGTTGAAAGCTGGAACGCCTTGTTCTTACAAGTCCGGCAGCGCACGAGTTTCCTGCGGTGTCGAGCTTCCAGTAGTCTCCACCGCCGGAACAAAAGGGCCGAATGAATTTAATTCCCAAACCTTGAAAAGGACTTCGTACATTGACATCGGCTTGCCTTTGAAAAAGTTTCCAATGGTATCAATGTCTGAAAAAGACACATTCACCGTTTTCACGGCAGCCGTATTTTTTAACGAGCTCTCAACTAAACTTTGGTATTCATCGTCAGGTAAAGCGCCTAAAGACTGGGAAATAGCCTCAAGCCCAATAGTTACCTTACTTGCACCACTTGTTTTTGAAGCTACAATACGAGCCATAATGTTGAGAACTTTTTGATTCAGACGAAGAACCTCACGACCCTTGAAAAGAATCGTTTGGTAGTCCTGTCCATCACACACAAAGTTTTTTACGTCGTCCATAAATCACCCCGCGTTAAATGTGACCCGCAAATTTGGCAGATACTTTGACGTAGATCTTCACAGCGACAGGGCCGGGGGCTTTGTCCACAGAGCGAGTATCCATGTCCTGGATCCATCCGAGACCAACGAGCGAAAAAGTGCTTCCGGTGTGCGTGAACGTAACAGCGTATGGCCCTGCGCCTGCGGATTCGTCAGCGATGCCGAGCGATTCAAGCAAATCAAGCTGAGCCGATCCCTGCGTTAATGACAAGTCAATTTCCCAGAGCGTTTTCACATTGCGCCCTCTGGAAACCGTACCTCGTGGGCCTTCTGTGACATTCCACCGACCGTCACCACTGACGGGTTTTGCAGAAATAGCACCAGCTAAATCAGTAAGCTCCAATCCGTTGATAATCAAATGACTATCAAGAATCGAGAATGTTTGGGGAAGTAATGATTCCATTTTTTGTACCTCACAAATTAAGCGGTTACATAGCCAGTGACAGGGTTAACCGTATGGAATGCACCAAGCGGTGTGAAATAAAATTTAACGTACGGGAGAACACGCTCTGTTTTTTCGACAGTGGAAAGATCAGAATATTTCGGCGTTGTCACCGAATAATCAGTTTTCACATAGCGGTGATTGTCATCGGCACCATAGGCGAGCGTCGTGCTGATCGCTGCGGCCGCCGTTGCGATTCCGCCATCGTCCTGTTCAATTCCGTAACCAGCATTTGATTTTTTCAAAGCGTCAAGAATCGCTGCACGAACGTTATTCAGTACCCAATCTTTTTTTATGATGCGGTCGATGTAATCGCCGTCTGTGAATGTACCAAAAAGAGTTCGGTTATCGGAAGCTGAAATTTTAACGTACATATTTGCGCCCTTAGCTTTGGCCGCAAGATACTGAGGGTCGGTAAGAGAATCCGGCGTGATACCCACAAGGCCCTTATGCGCCCAGGTACCTCGCACGGGATCAAGCCCACAACGAGAAAATACCATTGCAGCGCAATAGCTTTCGGTGGCAAGAGCATGGTAATAAATTGCCACTCGAGTTTTTTCATCGGCATTTAAGACGCTACAAATATCGGTGGTTTCTACAGCGTCTAAAATATTAGCATCTGCCGAGTCGGCATGTAAAACGCGGTTGTGCGATGCACACCAAGTCGAAAGAGCGATTAAAGAAGCTGAATCTGTGAAGTCACAAATGACATGATAGAACTCGCGACCCTCAGCGAGAGCGGCCACCAAGGCGGCTTCCACGGCGTCAGCACCTACAGTAGCACCATAAGATGCATAGGTGACACTCTCGGGGAATTGATCCTGTGAGAATCCAGAACGCGCAATGTAATATGGAACTGTAGTAGTTCCAAAATCGGTTCCAACAGTTTCATAATCTGTGTACGTCTTTGTAGTTGCGGTGCCAAAAGAAGTCGGCTTAACACCACCAGCAAGGACAAGAACCGTTTTCTGATCGGTTACGGTAACGCCTGCGGAAAGGTCTTGCAACGAAATGACTACCAGTTTGTCGGCTATTGCCATAATGTTCTCCTGTTAGTTTGTACTAACTTCAAATATAGATTCTTTTCCGTCATCTAGTGTAGTTGATTCTCCTTCAACGGAAATAAAGGAGAGTGCTGTAGCGTTCTCTTCGTCAATCCAATTTACAGACAAAGTAATACGCTTCTGTGAAACATAAAAATCAGAGGTAGAAAAATTTACGCTGGTTATAGGAGAAACTCCCATAACTGTAAACGCATTTGCTTTACTGTACTCTAAAAATTCTCGTGTTCTTAATTTGTTTGCAACCTTACGGATTGTTTCACCAGTGCCCTCAATCTCTGTCAAGTAAATAGAGCCTACCCACGGGTAGTAAATCTTCTTTTCTCCAGCTACTTTTACTGGTCCTGGATACATGGGATTTAACCCAACATGCTCAGCGTCTCCAAAATAAAGAGAGCAATGTTCTCCTTCTGGAGCCGCCTCAGATAAAGGCCCAACAACAAAAGTACAATCTAATTCAAGACCATTTAAGTACGTACAAAGTAATTCAAGTATTCCGTTTTGAGTCATAAGGCAAAAGCCTCCGCGACTGAATCAGGAATTTCTTTTTTAGGTACTGGGGAGCAAATATATTTTTCGTGATTGATCAGATTATTTGAGAAATGGACGTGGTCAATGCATTCAAAAACGATTCCATCATGAAGCACGAATGAACGATCCCCAGTTTTTCCGCGCTCACGAGATTTTAATTTTTCGCTGCTATAAATTTTGATGCTTCCGGCGACAAGCGAACCACCCTCATTTAGGTAAATGTCCCGTGTTGACAAAGCCTGAGCGGTTCCGCGAACGGTTCGAGTCGAGGCCGTTCCATCAACAAAAACACCGTTGGGTCCAAAGCTACCGCCCGTCAAATCACACACACAAAGTTGCTTATTGAATAGTGTCGGCATTACGTTACCTTGTGTGTAATTGATGCAATTAAAACGCCTGCGTCAATAAGCGGGGTTTCCAAATTTTCAGCGGGGACAGTTCTGTGTGTGTTGCTGCGGGCGGCTATTGTGGATTCAGCAAGTTTTTCGTATTCCCCACTTTTGCGCATGGCCGCTTGAACCTTACCTTCCCAATAAACGGCAAGCATTTCACACGCTTCATCCGCTGTTTGCTTTTGCTTTGCGACTGTTTTCATCGCTTTTTTAACAATCACATTTAATTTTTTGGAATACAGTTTTCTTGCAACACTAAAAAAGTCTCTCGCGGGTAGGCGAGGGTACTCACGACCATCGGCCCCTACACCAGCTTCCCAGCCAGTAGAAAGGACGCGCGCTATTTTACCTAAGCTTATCGTTTGTTTTCCACTCACAGGATCTTTATGTTTCGCTTCTGGATCAATCCAGCCGACCGTAATTTTTTTACGGGATAGTTGAGCCATAGCTTCGGCCATACCTCTAATCTTTAATGAGGTAAGCCCGCCCATTAGATCACTATCCCCATTGTAGAGTGCTTTAGAATAAGGCGTTTCAGCATTTGACCTGGTGCCGTCATGCCTAAATCATCCGATAAGATGGAAGCACCGGAGTAGTTTACACTCAGGTCGCCCTCACGAAGAGATGTTACAACACCAACGGCCCCAGCGTCACGGGAGCACATCACCGCTATGTGAGCGGCCATGAGTCCCAAGGCTTGCTGGTAATCGTCAAGAAAATAATCAGCCGACACGCTGCCCATAGCCATTTCGATGTATAGCGATTTCTGGTCTACCGTATATTCAGATAAGCCAGGAACCGCACCATTAAAGACTTGCAGGGCAGTGAGAGCCATTAGCTATTTTCCTCTACATCTTTTCTTGATTGCTTTTTCTTTTCTTCAATATCAGAAATGATATTCAGAATTTCCTTTCTACGAACCGATAAGGCTTCTTTCACGCGCTTACTTTGTACCAACTTTTCAACAGCATCACAAACTGAATTTGTATTGATGTGTTTCAATAAGTTAATTTGTGCGTTTTCAGACTTCTTTTGAACGTCAATTTCTTCAAGGATTTCGTTATCAAAAAGAAATTTTTCAGACTCTTTTTTTTCAGAGTCTGGAATTACGTTTAAGCCGGGATAAAGTTTTTCACCGAAGGCTAAAACAGCACCAAGACGATTGTTCAAAACGATCATATTTTTCTCCATAAGAAAAAGTTAAATCCAAGGAGCACCCGCCAAACCAATGAAACAAAGGCTTAGCGGGGCATCCTATGGAGGAGTCTTAGAGGTTATCCATGTAGATCATGGTCGTTGGGCGAATCACATCACACCCACCGATTTTTGCGCGGCAAGGAGTGTGGTAGATGAAATTCGTTTCCTGAACTGGACGAGTTTCAAACGGAATCTGGTTGCGACGACGGATGTAAGAAGCGTCACGCTTGTACGCGATTGCACGCTTGGTGCCACCTGTTCCAGCGGTTTCCAATTCGTCCAGATAATCCCAAAGTGTGATTTCTGGGAAACGATTCTTGAGACCTTGGAGCCAAGAGGTATCAACCAAAGTACTCACGTTCTTCTCAACGAGAATCCCGTAGATACTGCGAGGAAGGATAATAGAATCCACCTTGACAGTATCTTTGTTTACTTTGTTCACACCATCGAGAGTCATTGCAATCACCATGGATTTCACTTCGTCATAAGTCATAGCACTCACATGCTTGCCACTTGTAGTCAAAGTAACGTTCGGGTTATTGATAAGACCCTTGTTGGTTGCGGAACCGCCTTGCTGACGTTCTCCGGTGAGCCAGAACTTATCGGACGCAAAAGCAATAGCCTTGCGGGCTTCCGAGAGTTGCGACATGTCGAGGTTCTGTTGTGCGTAATTTGCACTTTCGAGATCGGATACCGAGAAATCATAGGAGGTCAAAACGTTTTCAATCGTTTCGTCAACCGGAGTAACGGCGATAGAAACGGTTGGGATGTTTTGAGAATGATCGTCGATCATCGCAGCCATTCCGATGCCTGTCTGCTTGTAGTATCGGTAAGTCTGCGCACCCCGAGGGATCGGAGTCCCTAGAGGAATAAGGGTGTCAGACTTCAACACCGGGGAGGGCATTTCGTAGAATTTGGTTTCTACCTCAGTGAAAAGCTCTTGAATATTTGCCATTTTGATTTCTCCTTAAAATTCGAGCAGGGCCAAACCACCTGCGGATGCGTTTGTACGGAAACGAGCGTTCGCATTGATCGCTGTACCTGCGGTGCTCTGAACGCTGGAACCGTTGTAATAGGCGGGATTCCAAGCACTGACAGCATCGAGTACAGTAACCCAAGTAAAACCGTGGGTGCGCACAGGGACATTTTCCCCAGCCACGCAAGAATTTTGAAATGGGCGATACTGAACAAAGCCACAGAACTTTTTCGCGATAGCGTCGGCACCAACAACGTAATTTGTTGGAGTACCAGCGGTAAGCGTATCGTCTGTTACTTCGATTGATACGGTGTTAGCGTTTGCCGCGGCACCCGCTGTATTTGCGGTGAAGTGGAGGGCAGGACCAACATTCGAAGCGGTGTAGAGGGCTCCACTATCAGCATTGACAGCGGATACTACTTTAGCGGCAACTTCTGCGTCGGTGTCACCCGCTGCAATCGTTACGGCTGTAGTGTCTGTAGCCCCTGTGAATGTGAGTGATGTTGCAGAGGTGTTATCACCAGACAAAGTAATAGTCACCTCGCGAGCGACGGCAGCGGTTTGCATGGGATCAATGGAACAACTACCAGGATCACCAGGGGTGACAAAAATCATTTGTCCACCCAAGTCCTGCGTGATTTCCGCGTCGATATTCAGACCTTCCACCATACCAATATTTTGGTTTGGAGAAAGTCCAGCTACAGCAAGATGCTGGTCAACAGATTCAAAATTTAAAGCCATGATCACTTCCCTCCGTTAGTTTGTACAGGAACGCCGTTAGCCTTATCCCAAGCCTTTTGTCGGGCATCGGCAAGTTTCGCGGTCGCATCACCGAAATTCTGAGTCCCACCAGCGATAGTATTTCCACCAGCGGCAGCAGGAGATTTGGCGAGAGATGCGAGAGCCGCATCATACATAGCATCGCAATAAGCGTCCGATTTGTCTTTCATTTGTACTGAATCGCCGAAAGCCTTTTGAACAACGGCGGCACGAATACCAGCCATGTCAAGGTTCTCGACTTTAACGCCGAGCGAAACGGCTTTTGCTGCGGTATCCGCAAACACACGAGCATCCAAAAGCTTCTGCGTCGATTGGAGCTTGGCTTCTGCAGAATCCTTGGTAGCCAAGAGCTTCTGTTTTTCAATTTCCTCATCGGAAAGTTTCTTGTCTTTTTCCTCAAGCGCCTTCGCGTTATCGGAAATATTTTTCTTGAGCGAGGTGACGAGATTAACTACTTCTGGAGTAGCTTCAAGCACAACGCCGTCATGGAATAATTGAGCCATATTTTGTTCCTTTGTGTTTACCCCGTCAGCAAAAGGAATGCGAACGCCATCGCCCGCACGTCCTTCTTCCACAAGGGCTATGTGATTGTAAATAAAATTACTTTGTACGAAATCATAAGAGGTGCCATGCCATACGCCTGGAACCTTTGAAAGCTCGGCTGAATAGCCACATGAAAAGGCCATGAGTTTCTTTTGGCGCACCAGATCAAGAGCTACTTTGTCTGTAATTGTCACCTGCGTAAACACATTGCCGTCGTTTTCAGTTACAGAATCGCCAGTGAACCCAGCATTTAGAATCTTTGAGTTCTCAGGTGAAACATTTTCTTGTGGGTGTTCAGCGGTAATTACTTTGTTTGCAAGCTGGGTACAAGTAGCTCTTATTTCTTCGGCGGGGCGCAAAACATTAAACGTACCTTCACCTGAAAGACCGAGCTCCTTAGCCCCATATACGTAAACGCCTGCGCACGTGACGCAACAACGACCCGTAAGAAATCCTTCTGGGGTTTCTTTCATCGGGGAAGTGTTTTCTTTCACCGATAATTCTTGGTAGTCTTTGAAGATTACACGGTTCATACAAAGTAAATGTAGTTTATTTTGTGTGCAATAGTTTGTGTGCAAATAAAATTATTCTTCATCTAGCATCCTATCTAATTCTAATTCAACGGCCCCTTCTGCAGTACACCGACAATTAATGTCCTCACCAGGATGAGAATGAGGCATGGATCCAGTTCTTGAGATCCACGTTTTTCCATCATCCTCGGAATAAACATCCCTGTCGTCCCACCGACACAAGACCCCTTCCATCTCTAGGTGGGATTCTCGTTCTCTCCCATCGTCTGTACCTCTCCAGTAGTACATGGAGACACCCGCCGATTCCTGACGGTCTTTCGTGAGTGCTGCATTCAGGTCTCCAATCTGATCGCGGGCAATCAATTCGGCCTTGCTCTTACTCATCCCTTCTGAGGTTGCGCGGATTTCTTTTTGTATCTGCTTCCAGTTGGTCCCATCTCGGACACCATCGGATACAACGGTTCCAATCTTTTTTATCGATTCGCGCGAGGCCGATTTGATTAAGGATAAATTATTCTTCTGCCAGTCACTAATAATTGTTTTTGAATTGGTGGCATACTGATTAAACTTTTGACGAATGAACGGCTCGGCTGTTTTAGAGAACGCCCTCTGTGAAGCGTAATCGACCGTA